CGGGATGATTCTTCACACTGCCGATGGTGGCGAATGTTATCCGGCTTATTTCTTTTGAGTTAAAGGATGCAGAATAGATGCTGCAATCAAGAATACCGTATGAACAGAGTTTCTTGAAATTCTGTTCGAGTATTTCCTTCGAGGGCTGGAACACCAAGGTATGACCGTCAAGCCTTGCGGCTATATCCGCTATGATAAGCGACTTTCCGCTGCCCGTAGGTAACACCATAATGGCATTTGTTTTCTTCGCCTTGTTATTGAAGAAAGAAACGGCAGTATCAGAGGCTTTCTGTTGGTAATCTCGTAATACATAACTCATAAACCTTTCTCCTTTCGTAACTTCTTATTAAGTGCTTTGTAATACTTGATTAGTTGCTCATACTCAAAATCTGATATCTTAGTATTTGATGCAGCTTTCACTTTTAGCAAGTCAAAATACTGTTGTCCGATTTTGGCTATCAAATTCTCACGGTAGCCTTCAAGGTGGTCGGCACGGAAACGGTTGCACGCACGGCATTCGGCATGGCAATTGTTCTCATCAAACCGTGTTGCCAAATGTGTACGACTGAAATAGTGCCCGCAGTCTGCTTGTGTAAACGGTTTTATCTGCCCGCACGAGATACATCTAAAATATCCGTTTGGCATTGCATCACGAAGCCGGATAAAAAGGGAAAACTCCTTGTCGAGCTTAGCTTTCAAATCCGGCTTCTTCTTTATTGTTATCCCTGCTTTATCAAACAGAGGTAAAGGCTTGTCTTTCTTCTTGGCCTTTGTTCGTTTTATGTAGTATGGCATTATTTAAATCCCCATTCTTTCATGTAGTCAATGTTTTCAGGAAATCCCTCTACTGATTTAGGACTAAGGAATATTTTCTCACTCTTCAATGGAGTGCCTCCCCAAACAGTAGCAGGGCATTCTTCATATTCTTCTTTAGAAACTTCACTTACATTAAAATGGGGTTGGAAGCCATATCCCATTACGCTTTCCCCTAAGTAAGTACCAAACTTCTTTAAAGCCCATTGAAATGCAATATCTTTATATAGGTAATGTTTAGAAAACACAGCCACATATATTTTATGAGAGAAATTTCCTGTTTCTGTTAAGTCAGGATTATATCTGATACAGAAATACTTAATACGTGAAAGTATTTCTTCAACAAACCTTTCATGCTGTTCGCAATCTTCTTTCGTTAAGAACTCTTTCCCGTCATTTGCAATGTAAATAGTCTTGGTAATTTCTTTTGTTTCCATGCTGTTTTTTATTAAAGCCCCGAAGCGTATTCTCCGGGGCACAACCATTATTTACTAACCCTTGCCATTTATGTGTGGCTCACATTTATGTGGAGATGGGGCGATTCGAACACCCAATTAAGGACTTATCCTTTTGCGCTACTTCTAAGGTTAATTACTCCTTATATCTCACGTACCGTACTTTCTACCATGTGCACCTCTCGAAAGTCAAAAGCACTCCACTGCGCACCCCCATTTTCGCCCGCCCCATCTTCACAGACCGGACAGGCAGGTTAACAAAGTTATTCCATATAAGCCATTGAAAACTCTTTCGGAATAAACCGCCCGACCGGAATAGGTTTGGCTGATTCAATAGCCGTGTGAATTTCTCTCTTTTTGAACTCATGTCCCTTTTCTTTGGCTTGTTTCTCACATTCTTCCTCTTTGTTTTTGAGATAGTGGGTAATAAGCATCATCGCTCTGTCAACGTTGAAGGTGTTCACGACAAAGGTTTGGACTCTTTCGTCTTCATTCTCCCCTTCCGTGAATGTGATTTTCGTCTCAATCTGATAGAATTTCTTTTCATTGGGCTTGGAATCTCCCTCTTCTTCATCTTCTTCCGTTACAGAATCGTTTAAAAGGAATGTATCTTTTAATTCTTCGAGGGTGGCATCATCTATCTTGCGTTCTTTCAAATTGTCAGTAAGAATCACGCAAGAATCGAATTCCTTGACCATTGTCAAGGTGAATCCGAACATATAGTTTAGTTCGATGTAATCTTTCAAGATACTACAAGAATTCTCCAATCCGGTGGCATACAGCAGGAACTTATGTTTCTTGTCCCCTATTTGTGCCTGTGCAAGATAGGGATATAAGAATTTGTTCTCGTTCTCGAATGCCAAGCGGTTCTGGTTGCTGACTTCCACTTCCTTGATGCCGTCAGCTTCCATACTGAAACGAATTTTCGCCAAAGTGTCTTGGTCTATCAGCGTGCCACGGTCAAAAAGAATTTCATTCCGTTCGATGATTACTGTTTCACCTGTATCTTCATCAATGAAAGACTCCTCCCATGTTTTGAGGACACGTTTTGCAAGGTACATGTTGAGCATCTTTTTCGGGTCAGATGTCACATACCTGATTTCTGTTTTTCTTGTTTCTATCATAGAAATTCTTTATTGTACATTGTTTAACAAGTGCTTCTTGTAATTAGAGCGTACAAACGATTGTTCTTCGTCATTTAAAGAGTATGCCTTTACCATGAACTTCATTGCCATATCTTCGTTATTGTCGGACAACGGATAGTAATCAGTGGCAAACTTGCAAGAAAGCGTTTCAAGACGGTCGTATTTGTTGCGAACCTCACGAACACGTTCTGTTATCTCCTGTACTAATTCAGCCGATTCGGAAAGTTGCTTTTCGTATTCCTTTTTATCTTTCTCCGCTTGTTCTTTCATTACCTTGTTCTGTGCGGCAAAATTTGAAATCTTAGCATATAGTTCATTGGAGTAAGCCCAGCCTGAAAGAATATCAAAATCTGAGTTCCCGTTGAACTTGTATCGTTCACTCTTTTTAAGGTACTTGTATTCACTTCCAAGTCTATTCCAATCGTAATCAACTTTTCGTAAAGACTTTGCACTTTTCAGGATTTCCGCAACCTTAGTAGCTTCCTCAATGTCAGTAAAAGCAAAACCATCCAAAAGTGGGATAGAGAAATACTGTGTGTCGGCAGGTTCAATCTCGAACAATTCTGGAACTTTCGGTTTATCTAAAAGTTTAATGCCTTCCTCCATCATGCGGAGTTTTATCATTTTTTGGACATCTTCGTCCGACAAAGCGATTATTTCTTGCTCTGTCATTTCGCTAATATTCTTCATAATCTCAATATTTTAAATAAATTCTTTATTACGTTCAATTTCTTGTTGTGCGTAAATAAGCATTTGTTGTTCGTTAGCTGCTGGTAAGTAGATACCAGCGACAGATGCACTCCAATTTCGGAAACGGTCAATACTCAAAGTCATTTCACCTGTTGTCAGCTCGGCAGAACTGCGCAAATAGGTTACTTCATTGCCTTTCTTGTTGACCATCTTACGTTCAAACAAATCACGGTTGCAAGTCCTCTTATAAAAATCAATTTTTGCTTCGTCGAGACTGCAACCGTACTCACTACCGAAATACCCTAAAAGAAGATGCAAGTAGCTGTTTTGGGCAAGCGTGCGGTTAGGTAGTTTCTTTTTCACTTCCCCCACCGCACGTTCACTAAACAGCTTGTTTACATACTCCTTGAACTTGGGTATTTGATATTCATTCTTCAAGTCGAACAGCATACGCTAAAAAGGTAAATCGTCCTTTACATTGCCATTAGCATCAACCGGAGGCGGGAAATTCTGCGGCTGTTGCTGATAGGTCGACTGTGGCGCTGGCTGTTGTACCGATGTTGTTTGTTGGGATTGCGATACACCACCACGCGCATCTATTTTGTAGCACCGAATAGATGCCATACGTTTGAGTTCTCCGTCTTGATTCGTCCAAGAACGTCCTTGTAAAACAAATGATACAGTAACAACATCACCCTGATTAAAGCGGTCAAGTTCTGCACACTTATCGCCTGAAAACTCTAAGGGAATAATGTTCTCATACTCGCTACGCTCTCCCGTATAAGGGTCGTAAGTGGTAGCATCTAAAATGAACTCCCGTTTTGTAAACGAGGAACCACCGTTTTTGGATGGTATTTGAACAGTTTGTCCGATTTCGGTTATCCGTCCGGTTATTTGATTTGCCATAACCTAATATTACTGGTTCTTTTTATTACATATTGCAATCTCCACACATATCCACAAGGGAATCAAATTCTTCTCGTGAGTATTCAAATCCATTGATTACGATTACCTCGTTACCATTTTCGCCAAAATAAACTCCATCATTCATTTCCAAAGATTTTAGTGTCAGTTATCAATTTTCTGTTTTCTTCCAAGAACCGGACAAACTCTTCACAATGGTTAGTGAGGATTGGTATATCACGTTCAGGATTGAAAACGTATGTTTCTGTATAGGTATCTATCACATAACCGCCTTTGTTGAACTCTACAATGTTGTACTCAAATGTCCGCACATCCGAACCGTTCTTCATCAAAGCGTATGGATAAACCAAATGTTGGTGGTGGTCTTTGAACTTCCCTACGGTATAGCTTCCGGTTGTTTTGATGTCGTGGACGCTGGCCGGCATCAGCTCGTCAATTACCCCATAAACCAAAACATTGCCGTATGTGGTTGGAAGAATCGCTTCTACTCTTTGTTGGGTCAATGCCCCTTTGTAGTAGTTGGCAAACTCGCGGCAAAGGTCAATGTGAAAAGTGAAAGTGCGATTGTTGTAAACAGCTTTTATCCCGTAAAGTGTTCCGTCATCGTGATATGCCTTGCTAATTTCCATTATAGAAGATTTACGGTTCTCAATCATACAATCAATGATTTCATTGAAAGCCGTGCCACGGTCTGCCGCTTCACTATCAAACGGTTTGCGGTTAATACGGTCTATCAGTTCTTGAAACTGCTTCTGCCGAAACTCTTCTTCCGTACATGGTGGATTCTCACTCCACCCATAATAACGCTCATATATGACATCGCTATTAAGGTAATTGAAGTAAGAATCCAATAATGTTGCATATATACGATAGTTAGGCTGCATCTGAGTAGATTTTAGTTTCCTTATTGAATATCAGTCCCAAAGCCTTTACCTTTGCAGCAAACAAACTTCTCGCCATCACCAAAGAACTACCAACGTGTTCAAACTCATTAATATGAGAGGCGAACTCATTAGCGGACTTGGCATCAGTTATAAATTCGATACTTTCTTTGATTTCCTCTATCACCTTATCATACTTTTCCTGTGCCTCTTTCTTGGCTGCAAGCATACCCAAATACGAATTGATTATCTTGGCAGTGATAAAGTCGTTCTTTGCGGTTGGATTACCATTCTTGTCAAGGATGGTAGGAACTTCCATCACTGAAGGAAGATTGCAAGTATTCTTACCGTCATTTCTTGAAGTTGGGTCAAAAGTTATAGTACGTCTTTGAACGCCTCTTTCGCTTTTCATTTCAAGATAACCGAGCAAATCCAGTTCAGTAACGATAGAGTTGTAGGATTTTTCACGCAAGGCAGGGATAAACACCGTATCATCACCTTCTTTCCGTGTGTCGCGATGGGCAACGAAAATGATGTGCTTGTTAAGCCCCGAAAGTGTTCGTGTCATCCATGAAAACTCTGCATTGATACCGCTCCAATCCCTGATAGACGGTTGGCGGCTGCCACATTTATAAGTAATGATGAAATCCATCATCTTACCGATAGTATCAACTACAATGGTCTGATAAGCAGACAAATCCTCCTGCAAGACCTGTTGAACATCACTCCATGAAGTGACCTGTACGGTATCTATGTTTTCCAAATGCGCCATATTCATACGCTTAACGCCATTATCGAAATCCAATAATAACGGTTTCGGTGCGCTCAATGCCACTGTTGATTTTCCCATACCAGCCTGGCCGTAAATCATCATTTTCACTGTGGTAGGGATTACTAATTCATTTGATTTTTTTATAAGACTCATAATCGTAAATATTTAAAAGGTTAATCCAATTGTATCTCTCGCCATTATTCCGCTGACATTCGCCAGCGACAAGGCTTGTTTGATTTCTGTTTTTGAATAATAAAGGGGGGAATTTCGGCTTTCTCCTTTTCTGATAGGCTTTATCAGTTCTTTATTCACAAGTACATTGAACCGCTTCCAGTCTATTCGCATCATCCTTAGCCATTTCTTTACATCCCTCAATCGGATAAGGTCTTGTGCCGGCTCATATGCCTTGACCGCCTCCATATAACCAACCTGATAACTGTCTATCATAATGGATTGGATTTCTTCTATATTCATTCCGCCCTCCTTATTATTTCAATCCGTTCTACTCTTAATTCTCTTCCTCTTCTCATTTCGCTCTGTTCGTGATAAAGCGATAGAGAAAATATACATAGCAAACTATAAGCTACAGACATACGAACTGTTGGTGAAAAATCCATTGTAAGTTTCACACCGGCTATCCGTTCGTAAAGCATGGTAGCAAGCTCTCTCCCATTCCGTACATGCAATATATCAAAAGCCTTTTGCAACTGGTTGTTAATTGTGCTAACCGCCCGACATTTGATATTGGCAATTTCCTTTTTCTCATACCCCTGCGCATACATCCGTGCTGTAACCTCGCATTCAGGGGTGAGTTCTGTAAATACCCGTTCCATAATCGTGTGAGCTAATGATTATTTCAGTCGTATAAGCGAAGAAAAACCTGGGCAGTCTGTTTTTGATACCCTATACATAATGTCAAGTTTTCCTTTCAACTTCTTCGTGAGCCGTGCTTCTTTGTTTCTTCGGGCAGCTTCCATTTTTATCCCAGTGTGCCGAGAGTCTTCAAAGGGGATTCGATATATATCCCCAACCTTTATACTATCAAATAACTTAGTTGTCTGATAGTTCTCATCTACTTTAATTTCCTTTATCATACGCTTTAATTTTGAAAAAAAATAGTGGTGATAGCAGGATTTGAACCTGCATAAATTGCTAAGTTTATTGCCGAGCAACGCGTTTCCTATTCCGCCATATCACCGGAAAAAGGTGCGCTATCTTCACAGACGGTACACCCAGTACAAACACAAAATAAAACACGACAAAACAATTTTAACCACCCGTACAAGGGTAAAGGGGTAGCTTGTACTCAGCATCCCTCACGGCTTTTAGTACGGTATAGCACTGACCTTTTCTGTGGCTTTGTTCCCCTGAACCAATTCGATTGGCAACATCACGTTATAATCAGGGGATTTTCTTAACTTTGAGGTGTCAAATCTAAAAATTAAGAAGTATGAAACAGTTTATTGAAATTCCCCAAGACGGGGAATCTGTACTGATTAATGTCAATCACATCGCTGCTGTCAAGTCTAAATCATTTGGTGATGAACAAGGATGTGAAATATTTGTCGCTACCCCTTATCAGAGGGAGCATTGGACTGTCGAGACTGGATGCCTAATAATCCAATCCAAGTTTTCACTCTCTCATCTTCGCCAGCTGATAGAAGAAGCTCTTTAGAGGTCTTACCGTCAAGGATGAACTCTACCCAGGCTTGAACGGCTTGGGTAGTTGAGTGTGTGCCAACTTTCAGAAGAAGCTCTTTGCGTAACTTCTGTTCTTTTCTCTTTCTGAAATACTGAAGTATTCTTTTAATCATCTTTCTTCTCTATTTTATTATGCGTTAATTTTTCCATTCTATCCCAAATGCTAAAAATGCAATCCGTGTAAGCACCAATCCAATCTTTCCCTGACAATATCCATAATACTAAAAAGAACGGAGTAAACATAGCAAATGAGAGAGATGATAAACAGATAAACACGGCTATTAACAGCCTAATAAAAACATTCATAATTATATTTAAAGTTTGTACCTACCGGTCATACTCGCCATGCTAAAGACAGATATTCCTCCTTATTTGTTTCTTATTAGAAACTCTTCAACTTGCTCCTTTAGCGAAATCCCATCATTCAATATTGGTGACAGCTTATCGCAAATTTTCGATAGGTTATCTTCATATAAAGCGATTTTATATGCCCTTTCAATATCTTCATCAGAAAAATTACTCATACCCCGACAAATCTTATTTATTGCTTTTCTATATATTATAATTTCCTCATCTGTAATGCTTGTCGGTGAAATTCTGTCAATTATATGCCAATTCAAATAACAACCACCTACAACAATTCCCCAATTTTCAATCCTCTCTATAATACCTTTTTTTGAAGTATCTCCTTTATACAAGACTTTTACTTCATCACCAACTTTGAAATGTTTTTCAATAAAAGCCTCAACAATATCTTGAAAAAACATCGGAATTTCTCTTGCCCATATTTTAGTTTCCATACGCCATATTATTTTAAATTTAGTGCCCGCCATACCTCCAACGGATTGCACCCAGTATCATAGACTGGACGGGCTTATATGTGTCGATGTGCGTGTCGGTCGCCTAATCCGTCATTACTTACACCTCAAAGACTATGGTTACACATCTATTAATTGTTAAACATTGCACAGCTCGCAAGCCCCAACTTGCTTATGTGCGTTCGTTATCTTTGGTTGGCAAAAACGGCTTATGAATTACACCGTAATTGCTTTCACAGACTTATCAAAGAACCAATCAATAGTACCCTACCCGATTCTCGCTATCGGATGCCAGTCTTTAGCTGTCAATAGGGCTGTCGTGCGTGATATAATCGTGTGATTAATCATCATAAAAGAACTTCTCGCCCGGCTTTCTGAAAAGCCTATAACTTGCATACAAGCAGCCTAATACTATCAATACCTCTATCATACTGCCATTCTATCAAGTTGAAACTCTATGTAATCAATCTCTTCTTGAATAACCTCTAAGGCCTCTTCTTTGGTATCGGTATTACAGAAAGCACAAGCCTCTGTGTCAGACATCTTATCAACTCTATCAAGGTCTATACAAGCCTTATCCAAAGCCTTTTCAAGCCCGTAGGCTTCTACACTGTCACATACTCTATAGTTTCTCATAATCGTGTGATTTTAGTTCATTTATACTATTTACTTATATCAACCTTTTTTCTATCTTTGTACCGTGATTGAATGATTGATGATGCAAATATAAAGAGAAAATCTTTATAAACTCTTTATTTACGAAATAAATTCTTTATATTAACTTTATTTCACTTTATGACAGGTAATGAAGTACGCTCTATCTTAATAGAGAAAGGGTTTGTATTAGCAGAAATAGCTGATAAGTTGGGCATTACAGCTCAAACACTTAATAGTAGGCTAAATGCTAAAAACTTTAAAAATGAATATATCTCTGAACTATCAAGTGTTTTAGGTATCTCATTTGAAACACAACCTTATCAGAGTATAGATAATCTTATGTCCCTAATCGAAAGCCAGCAAAGAACTATTGAGAGTTTATCACGTACCATCGAGAACCTTTCAAAGAAATAGCTATGGATATATATTCATCCAAAGAAAAAGACGATGTACTGAACAAAATCATAGCAGAAGACTATATCTCTCTTTATGAAAAAAGAGAAATGTCCATAGCCGATAATTTCCTGTCCCCTATGGGCTTAATCGAAATATCAATGAAACTTGTTATGCCCGACCATTATGTGTGCATTTCCACTCAAAAAGGGAAAGACTTCATAGCAGCCGGAGGATTTGCTCAAATTCAACAAGAAGAGAATGAGAAAGCTGAACATGAGAAAGAAAAACAAGAACTTGTCAGACTACAAAGAGAAAGCCTTGAATATCAGAAAACCATAAGGCATCAGGAAACCATAATACGGCTACATAAATACGTTGAAGCCGTATCATGGCTCATCACATTGATTATTTCCTCGATACTACTGTTTTCCAAAGGCTAACTTAATTGTTTCCCCATAGGGCTTTATCATAAGGTTATTACCTCTCATTAAAAGCCCTAATGAGTTACAAATGTATTCAGAAAACTGTTTGTCCGTCATTTCGCTGCTTCTACATTCGGAAACAAGCGATAAAACAACCGATTCGGGATTAGGGAAATATTTCCCTGATTCTAATTCGCAAAATGGGCATACTGGATTATCCATAATCTATATAGTTTAAAATTTGCATCATCAATAAGTCAAAGAACGATATTCGGCAGGGCTTTCACCTGCCAGCGGTTATGCGATTGACATCAGGTTAGCTTTCTTAAAGCATCTGAACTCTTGGCGTTCAGTATCATAGTAAGTTTGAACGGTGTCGTTCTTCTTTCTGTTGTCAGTACCAGCAATGGCAGGCATCAACTTTTCATTTAGTGTACCGTAGGCTTCTCTCACAGAACCGTCCACCTTTTGAAAGTAGAATTTCACAATCTTGCTTTTCATCTGCAATTTCAATTTCATGTTAGCCCAAGCGCACTTTAATGCTTCTGACATCGTGAAACCGTTCTTGCGAACGAACTGCCATGCAAGGCTCATAACTTCATGTAAAAAACTCTTCGTGCTCATAATCGTGTGATTTAATATGTTTATACTATTTGCATCATCAATCATTTAGTTTATCTTTGCTACGTGATTGATTGATGATGCAAAGATACACATATTTGTGTATGTCGCAAATAATACATAAACATATATGTGTATATAAACATTGTTTAACTATTGAGGTGATTTATACCTTATTATTAATATGAAGAAAGAAAATATAAACTATGTATCGTGGATAGCACTTGTATTGAGTACTATTGCTATATTACTATGGTTATGCAAATACGAGCCTGTGACATGGACTCTATTCGATTCTATGATTGCTTTTCTTTCTTTCGTTGTAGGCTCATTAGCAGTGATGGTTGGGTATAACATTTTTGGGTTAAAAAACGACCTAAAAAATGAGATAGAAGAAAAATTGCAGGATATAAGCGACCATCATGTAATTCATACAGCAAAAACTATGATGTACATAGAAATGAGATTACTTCACATGGCTGTCGAATTAAACAATATAGCAGATATAAGGCAATCTATTTACATGATGATTGACACCACAGAAAAGACTAAAAATAAAGAAGATATAGATTATATTATTAACCAGTTGAAAGGACTTGAATCAAAATATGGAAATGAATTGTTTGACAATACATTCAAAAATAAACTAAAGATTAGATTCGGAAGAATTGGTTCTTTCTCTGATAACGCGCTCATCTTCCTCCATAATCTTGAAGTATGATTCTTTTGCGTTGTCAATGAGGTTGTTTGATTCTTCAAAAGGGTCTTTTATTTCTTTGAAATACTTTTTTCTCATAGAAATAGCTCTGATAAGGAATTTAATTATATTCATATCTGAAAGCTAAAGCGACCAACTCCAAAGTTGCGGTTTGAAGTTTAGTCGCCTATATAGTCCCTTAACGGGAACAGTTAAACTTATTAGTCAAAATCACCCGCAACTTGATTTTGATGCAAATATACACATTGTTGTTTACATGAAAACAGAAGGTGAAAGAATTTCTGATATTATTTCTCATTTCTGCGAATCAAAAGCTGATTTTGCAAGGAAAATGGAGGAAAGACCACAAACAATAAGTAATTGGGTGTCTCGTGGTGCTGGTAAAAATGTGCTAAACAAAATATTATCAAAATTCCCAGATGTAAATGCAAACTGGCTTCTTACCGGGGAAGGAGATATGTTGTCTCGAAAACTATATGAATACACAAAAGAAAAAACAGATGTTTTAATGGAGCCAAGCCTTGACGACACTAAACAGCCAAAAATCAATTACACAAAAGGAGTGCCATATTACAATGTGGATTTTATCGGTGGATTTGATTTAGTTCTGAACGACCAAACTGTAAACCCAGAATATTTGATAGATTTTCAAAAATACAATAATGCGGATTGCTGGTGCAATGTTACAGGTCATTCTATGGAACCAGAAATTAATCACGGAGATATAATAGCTTTGAAGAAGATTGAAGATAAATCCTTTCTTCCGCTCGGAGAAGTGTATGCAATCGTTACAAAAAACGATATGCGCACTATAAAAAGGCTGGGAGCGGGAAAAACAGATGATTTTTACACCCTTATTCCTTCAAACAAGTCGCCGGAATATTCCCCCCAACAACTTCCAGTAAAAATGATTAGGACTATATTTCAAGTATTGGGAGCAGTGAAGAGATTTTAGTTAGAGAACTCAATTAATATCAATATA